CACCTCTACCTTGAATGTCTCTCAAGAACGGTTCTACCATTGCAACAAACTGTGAACGTGTGAACTCATCGTTGAATTCAAACATCTGAAACTTAGCAGAATTTGAAATTGCTTTTTCCAGAAGAATGAATAGTCGTCTTACGTTAATTCTATCAAACGCAGATGGTTTAGTTAATTGTGTCTTATCTCCAAAAAGAACTGTTCCTTCGCCTGGAAATGAAACAACTGGATTGACTTGTGCTTGATACAACTTATCACGTTCTGCTTTCTTAGGATTGTAAGGAAGTTGAACCACACCTTTAATCTGACCTCTGGTAAAACCAGCTGGAGAGAAGAAAGGATCACGAACTTGATCTGTCTGAGCACAAAGACCGGCTATATCACCATTCAACGGAACAAATCTCATCTTATCGTTATGTTTGTCGAACTGTTGTTTATATCCAGAATCCATAACAGCGTAAGAGGAATTCTTATTGACTGTATCTCTAAAATCAATTATGTTATCTGTAGCAGTTGAAGAGGATGTTACACCAACAACATCTGCTTTTTCTGGTGAGAAGAAAGCTACACAATCTTTTCTTGCGTCTGCGAGGTTATCGATAATGTGTCTTATGACTGTTGAACTGTGATTACCACACATTACGAGTGAAAGATCAACATCTTCAGCACTTGCCATTAGGTCATATGCACGAACAACATCAGCATCTGCGGGACCAGTTCCGTCTGTTCCACCATTAAAACTAAGTGACAATGGAAATGATGCATTTTCAAAGGTATCTGAAGTTTGAACTCCAGTAGAATCAGCGGTTGCACCCCAAGCACGAAATGTTGCGGTTCCGTCAGTAACTATTGTTCCGTTACCAGCGGTATCGTTACCGGCTACTGCAGATGCAGTTGTTCCGTGTCCACCCAATGTTGGATGGTCTAACCACCACAAATATGCAGATTTTCTGTTGATGACATTCTTATAGAAAACATCTTCGCCTTGGCCATCTCTTGCTCCAATCGCTACTGACAGATTAGCTTGTGCCTCTAGAACCTCTCCTTTTGTTCCTGAAAACTCACCAAATTCATCGACAATAGCAACATGAATTTCATCTTGTGACATATCTTTGTCATCAGCATGTACAGAAGTCGTTGGTGCACCTGTACTGAATGAACCTTTGTATTCCCATTCTCTTGCGATAGCAGCACCAGAGTTAGCACCGTTAAATTTTGTTGAAGTTGCAATGACTGTATTTGATGTGATAGCATTAACTCTGTGGGATTCTCCACCTATGGTAATCGTATCACCAACAACAAATTGTTTATCGAATAATGTTCCTGTTCCTGTTACAACAGTTGAATCAGCGGTAGTTACAGCAGTTCCCTTTATGAAAGTAGAACTTGTTGCAAACGCAGAACGTTTCTTTACTGTAAATGCTTTAGCGGTAATATTTGCGCTATCAGAAGCACTTGTTGCAAATACTGTAGCAGAATTTGCGTCAGAAATTGCTGCTACTATATGAAATCCAACTTCATCTACAATCTTGATAGCATCTCCAACTCTTAATTCATCTAAAAACAGAGAAGTGGATGTTCCTTCTAAAGCACCACTTGAAGCAGTCCATGTTACTGTACTTGTTCCTGTTACTTCTGGTCTATCAGCTGGACAAAAAGAAACTTTTAAACTGTTACCTAAATCACCTGCCCACTTTGCCATGAATGGTCCGTCAGCAGCGATTCCTGCTATACCACCACCGATTGATCCACCTTGTTCTGTATCAAATGTGGTATAAAAACTTTCGGTTGTTGTTGTTTGAACGTTCACATATGTAGCTGTGTTAGAAGCTGCGTTCAATGGTGCAACAGCACTAGAACTTGTTGTGTTAGCAGCACGAACAACGTTCAAAGCACTTGTATATGCTAAGAAGTTAGCTGCAGTAAAGAATGATTCAAAGTTATTATCGTCTGGTTTTTGAAACGACTCTACGAGATTGTCTTCGTCTGTAACCAAAGAAACTTGTTCTATAGGCCCCCAATTGAACCTACCAGCATAACCACCAACAGAAGTACCAGCGGATACTACTACATTAGTGAGGTCAATTTCAGATGTATTTACGCCAGGACTTACTTGAAAGGCCATATCTTCTCTCCGTTAAATTTATTTTTTGAGTTTTTGTGTGAAGTATTCGTTACTCTGATAATATTTATAAATAACCATAGTTGATGAATAATATTTAGTGTAAGGTAAATATGAAGTTTCCCCAAAAAGCAATAGACCGTTTCAATGCTAAGATTAATAAAACAGGCAGTTGTTACGAATGGAACGCTTCCAAACAAAAACAAGGTTATGGAATGTTCTCTTATGACGGAAAATCCAAACCAGCTCATAGATTTTCTTATCTTCTTCACAAGGGAGACATTGCCGAAAATATGGTAGTTCACCAAACTTGTGAAAACAACGGTTGTGTAAATCCAGACCATCTTGTTTTACAAACCAAAAGTCAAAATAAAAAAAATTACAACTCTACTCATGTCAGTAAAGAAATGGTAGAAAAAAGTAGTGTCAAGTTTCTTTATCGTCTTCGTAGTGTTAGACCAGAATTAGAAAGAGAAATTGATGCATTACTCATGTTACTCGTTACCGAAAAGATGAAAGATGAAGATGACTTTGGTTTTGAAGAAATAAAGAAAGAAAGTTACCTCTAGTATAATTCTCTCTGCCATTCTTGTCCAGCGGGTGTCCACACATTATCATCGCCAGGAATTGAATTTTCTTCTGGATCATGACCATCTTCAATAAACCCAAATGGCACCATATCTTCTTCTATCATTTTCATTTGCTCGGAAAACATTTTTTCTCTTATATCTTGGTCTGTGAGCTCTCTGAAGTATCTCTGTTGGACTAACCAACAAAAGAGGACACAACACATCACTAGATCATCATGAGTTCCATCGTCAGCTTCCCATGATGTACTTTTTCCAATAAACGTAGTCAACTCACTTATTGTATCAAAATCTTCTATGATTAAGTTATCTCTCTCTATCATGTCTTTGAGAGTTGCACAACCAATTCGTTTTACTTGTTTAGTTGTACGGATTCCCATCGATACATTTTTAGAAAACCCTCCACCAATCTGTTGACCATTCCTACCATGCATCGTAACCATCATCATATTTTCGTATTCCATATCGTGATAGAGAATATCAGCCACTTGTTGTCCTATGTCGTTTACTTCCACTAAAACAAATGCTTCGTTGTATTTCTGAGCAGCAGTGAAAATAACATTAGGATATAACATTGGTGAAATATCATTTTTCCGATACTTTGCGACTTGACGGTAGGGTTGCTTCGTTACATCAAACAAAGAAAATGCAGAGTAGTCAAGACCGACTCCTCTCGCAACATCACACACCATTACATAAGTATGTCCCAATATCGGTTCTTGGTAGACATCCAATCCACCATTTTGATAAACTGGTGTTTTGTAAGCTAATGAAAGAAGTTTTTCCGTAGAAATAAGTGTGTTAGAACTACCTAAGAAAGAACATTCAAACTCTTGTTGGAACTGTCGTTCTGAAGTATTCCGTATCGTCTTCTCTTTCCATTCTTGGTCTCTGCCTGGAACTTGTGACCAATGAACGGAAATTGGAGAATAATCATTTTGTTTTTCTTCTGCATCCGTCCACAATTTGTAAAACAGATTCATTCCGTTTGGAGTAGATACTATGAATACTTTGGTGGTTTTACCAGAGGAAATCGTAGGATACACAGAACTGAAAAACTCTTCAGAAATGTTAGAAGGAACAAATGCAAACTCATCTAGAAAAATAATGTTGAAAGAACCACCTCGAATAGCAGAACCAGAAGTCGAACTAGCGAGAATCTTTGAGCCGTTTTCTAACTCAATGTTTCCTTTGTTCCATATCAGTATTCCTTGTTGCAACCACTTCGGCATATGTTCGTATGCCAGTTGTAATCTTCCAAGAAGTTCCATCGCAGTTGTCTTCTTGTTCGCAAGAATTGCAACCGAAACATTTTCGTTGAAAAGAATGTAATGAAGAAGATAAGCAAGGATAGTAGTTGATTTACCAGATTGTCTGGCCATCTTACAGATCACAAATCTTTCGTTGTGAAATCTGTTTATCATATCTTCTTGGTAATCACGAACATCAAAATTTATCAACCCTTCATCAAGAGAAACAATTTTGATGTGTTCAGTTACAAAATGTAGAGGGTCTTGTTGACATCGGATGTATTCCCCTACTTGCTCTTCTGTCCAATCTTGAGGTACATGAGCAGATTTGAGTAACGGATTTCCTAAGTAAGTTCCATGTTCAGGCATAATTTATTTTAGTGGTGGAGAATATAACAAACCTCCGTCTTTGTAGAGTTTATTCAATCCTCGTTTTAGTCCTAGTTTTTTTATGATATTACGTTCAAATATTTCTTCGTAATTTCCTACTTGTTTAATTATATCATACGACCAAGTTGCGGGCAATCCCAATTTCGCACCAAGATTAGGATGGTCTAGACCATTTTTCTCTCCCATAAATCTTTGAATGTTTGGGTTTATATTGTCCTTGAATGTATCAATATTCTTTGAGTTGATACCCATCTCTTCTGCAATAAACAAAACATATACCGACCATCTTACGATGTCTGACCATTGCTGGTCTCCATACTTAACTACCGGCCCTAGTGGTTCTTTAGAAATAATCTCTGGTAATATTATGTGCAATTCGGGATTGTTGAAACCTAGACGATTTGAGGCCAACCCTGACCTATCTGTACCGTACATATCACAATCACCCCTAAGATACACATCTTTTAACTTTTCATTCTCACCAACAGTTATAGGAATATACTTTATTTCGTGTAATTCCATAAAGTCTGCAATGTTTTTTGCAGCAGTTCCAGATCCAGAGAAACATATTTTAGCTCCATGCATCTGTTTGGCAGAGGATACACCTAGAGTTCTCTTAGTGATAAATCCTTGACCATCATAATATGTTGTTGGTAGAAATTCAAATTTCTTGAGTACATTTCTTGTGAAGGTATATGTTGTTGCAGCAGACAATATATCAATAGTTCCATCTATCAAATGTGTAAATCTAGAAACTCCATCTACTATTTCATATTGTATAGCATCTGTATCTCCAAATACAGCTGCTGCGACTGCTTTGCAAATATCAACATCAAATCCTTCCCATACTACACCAGTTTCAGAATCATATACTTCTTCGGAGAAGCCAGGAAAATCATCGTTAGTTCCACAAATAACATATCCTCTTTTTATTACTCTATCAAATGTAGTTCCGTATGTTGGATAGTATTCTGGTGATGGTTCATCCTTCTTATTCATCACCATCTGTTTGACTTTTTCTATTTCAGTCAAAGTCATTCCACTATGATCCATCATCGGATGCGCAGACTTTTCTTTACCCATTGCAGAATTGTCTATGACCATCATCCAAAATATCCACACCAGACATACAATAAGTTTTCCGGCGAGAATCATTTCAAAGTCCTGTAAACCGACATTAGTTCCTCATCTGATGGATTTGTCGCTGAAGAATATCTCTTATGTCCCACTCTCATGAATGCTTTGATATCGGAAAAACTTGGATATATTGATTGTAAATTATGAAGTAGATGGTCAGGGTCTAAGTGACAAGATGCACATGCATTATCTCTTGCGAATACTCTTGTAGACCTTTTATATCTTTCACTTTGAACCAATACAGCAGAAAGGTCTTTCTCCATATATGTTATTCTATTATCCATGTCTGGCATAAGTAGAAAAATTAGATATACGAGAAGTGCAATGATGACGTAGATGAATGATTTGCTTGCGACAATCTGGTCTTTGTTCGCAAGTTCTATTTGCTGAACTTCTTCAACCTTTTTATCTATCTCTTCAATGTCGTGTTGAAGTATTTTTTGGTCTTTTCCGTTTGCTTGTGTTTTTTCTTGTTGTGCCATAATCTATTTCCTCCCCGCTTCATTCAACTTTTTAGTAATTTGTTGTTGGAACCACTTCAGTACAATAGGAATACTTACATTAGATGTAAGTCCAAACAAAAACCCGATGGGAAAACGATATTGAATATACTCTTGAAGTTGAGGAACATTTGTGAATACTATGGTAATCAACAAATATCCTGTAAGCGACATACCAATGTTAATTACCAGATCAAGTCCAACTAACCAACCATGCCCTTCGTATTTTTCTTTATTGTCTATTCTATAATTGAATAGAAAAATCCAAAATGATGAAAATGTAATAACTGCATACATCCACAAATCGGTAATATTAAATAAATCAACCATTTTCTTTTGTCTCTTTCTTTACCAACTTCAGTAAGTCAGCAGTACTGCCAACAAATAATGCATTAGTAATATTTTGAGCTTGGGTGACTTCCTGTCTATCTCCAGCATTTTCTAGTTTTTGTTTTTTTTGATGCAAATCCATTAATGTTTCTTGTGAATCGGTCATATTTTTGAGTAATTGACCGAACACTTCAAAGGCTCTAGGAGATTCTTCTGCTTTAGCAATTTCCAGAAGTTCTTCCATTGCATCTCTGCCTTTTTCAATTATGTCATAAAGATTTTCACGAGCATATTGAAAGTCATTATCTTTAGTATCATCACCATTTATAACAACAGGCACGTTATTATCTATAACTTGAACATTCATATCATTTTTGGGGGATTCTTCCCTTAGCTCAAGATGTTTTTCAATCCTTTGCTCCACTAATTTTTCAGTTTTCATTAACTATCTGTTCCAGCTACTGGATCATGTGTTTTTCCTTGAGGGAAAAATTCAAAGGTTTCACTAAATCCAAAGTCTTCATCTGTGATTGCGGTTGTATCTTCTGGAGCTACTGTAACTCTTGCCACAGTTGCACCAGCAGTAGAAGCTTCTTCTGATGCTTCCGTCAACAAACGTATTCTAGTGGAATCGTCAAATTCGTGACCATCCAATATCATAAAATTCTTACTATAAACTGTACTATCTTCTGACACAATATATATCGGTTCCGCTGCAGCGGCTTCTGACATAAGATGAGTATCTACAACAGAAGATGTAATAATCTTTGCGTTGTCTACTACATTCGGATATAGAAAACCTTTCATAGAAAAGCTAAGTGTCCAGATGATAGAACGTCTTGTTGCAAAGTCACCTTCATATGTATCTTCACTAGAAACACTAGAAAGAACTAACGGAATATCCATTTTTACATCCATACCAGAAACGAGCTCCATCGTTATTGTAAACTCTGGTGTGAAAAATGGAAGCACTTGTTCTAGTATTTGTGTTCCATCCTCTGCATTTTTGACAAAGATGTAAAGAGAAAAATCATAATTATAAGGAACAGGATTGTATTGTTTTTTGAGTCCGGTAGTTCCAGCTTTAACATTTCGCCCAAGTGTATTGAGTTTCCTCGCACCATCATACGTCATAGATGTCAACTCAAATCCCATTCTTGGAACTGTGAGAGCAACAGCTGAATTGAGGCTTGGATCAGAAGAAATCCGTGCTAACATCTTATCCTTCGGTCCGTAAGACAAAGGAATTTTTAACACTTCAGTTACAGCATCAGAACTATTCGTTCTACGAACTTCTATGTTATTGAATAGAGTTCCAAATGCAACCACCATCTTTCTAGAAGTTTGATGGTAAAAATAAGTTCCAAACATTACGGATTCTCTCCAAACGGATTACTTTCAGAAAAATCAAATACTGAATCTGCATCAATTTCAAATTGCTTGTTACTTGATGTCTTATCAGTTGTTCCATCATCCACCGACTGTAACGTAGTAGAAGTTTCATCTGTTGATTGCTGAACGTTGTATGTTCCAGTTGCTGTACTTGTTGCACCTGTCAGTATTTCAGATAGAGTAAATGAACCATTCATATTGATAAGATACAGATAACTTGTTACAGCATCCCATCGTGCAACTTCTCCTGTTATAGCAGATGTTGCTCCTGTAACAGTTTCACCGACTGTGAAAGTTCCCGATACACTAGATAATTCAAATGTGCGAACAAAAGATTGTTGTCTTTCCACTACATCTATGTCGTCAACTCCTGTATCCAATGCTTCATCGGAGTAAGTAAAGAGTTCACAAGTGAGGTCAAATGTGGGTAGCGCACCAGTTTGATAAAATGGTGTTTCGTGTTCAACAAAAGTTATCTGAAAGAGTTTATTGGTAAGCGGAAAGTGAATCAAATCTCCCTCTTTTGGGCGAGTTCCTATATCCAATCCTTCCCAAGCTCTTCGTGCTAAAGAGAAAACAATCTGGTCTCTAATCTCA